ACAAATGGCGCTGGTTAATATGATGTTTAATTTAGGCGAAACAAGGTTTAGGCAGTTCAAGAGAATGATTAGTTGTATTAAAGATAATGACTGGGAGCAAGCAGCTGCGGAAGCTATGGATGTGTGTGTGTTGGACCAGTTCCTTGACCGCCACCACTAGAATTAAAATCTGTATTTCCATATTGGAATGTTGAACCAGCTCCAGCATCGCATCTACCAAATCGGTAAACGCTGCTAAAATTCATATTAGCAGAACCGCCACCTTGCGTGGAAATCTGGTGTACGTGTTCGCCACTTGCTGTAATATTTATCGTTGCACCAGAACCATCTGCGCTGTGGTAATGAGCCTTAACTTTATGTGTATGATCGTTCAACACATGCGAATGCGCTCCGCCTGTGTGCGTATGGTTGCCCATATCATGCTGGTGCGCTGCTATGGCGTGCACGTGGTTTGGAACTGAGTGTGTGTGGTCTATTGCTCCACCTGTTGCGCCCAACGCGTTACCTGTGCCACTAGCTGCCTTACCTAAAGGAAATCTTTGCCTCAAATCAGGCAAATTAAATGTCGTACTTCCGTTTCCAACTCCGTAATTAGTTCCAACTATTGCAAACAATGCTGCATAAGTTGTTCTACTCACCGCGGTGCCATCACACAACAACCACCCAGTCGGAGCGCTACCTCCACCGTACGCCACAATTTCACCCGGAAGCCTTGTCTCATGTATTGATCCAGCTCCGCTCAGTGCTATGTGCGCATCAATAGCTGTATGAAATCCTAAATTTGACCAACTACTACCATTCCATTTTTCAAATTTTTCGCTACTAGAATTATATCTTTTAGTTTTATTAACTAAATTAGAATCTGTTGTTCCGTCCAAAAACGTAACTATATCGGCAATATTCTGCCTCAAAGTACTTAAGATACTTGTATAAGAGTCGCTGGTTATAGGAGCGTTAAAATCTGCCATAAATTATATATTCCTAAAAAATTATACACCACGCGCCGTCCATCTGAAAATACTAGAAACACGCGCTCCAGTTATGGAATTAAACAAATAAACATTAAATCCTTTTGGATCTGGAGAATCAACAAAGTCAATAACTTCCACAATTGGGGTAGTCGATCCTTGTGGGCTACCTGTAATCGCATCTATATCTAAAAATGTCGTATTAAAAGAAATCCAAGTTCCGCCAGCTGCCGTCGTATGCACGCCCGACTGGCTTCCTGATGTATTAATTATTGTTCCCGACGGTGTAGTTGATAAGTTAAATGTGTTTGTAGCTGGATTCCTTACAAAATAATCAATTCCTGTCGACAGCCCTGTCGGCAAAGCTCCAGTCGTAGTCAACCTTACCTTTTGCCCCTCAACTAACCCATGAGCTGCTGAAGTCAATACGGCAGGACTTGCAATAGTTATTGTTGTGGTTAAGTTCGTGTCCGTAGCTGATATGGTAAGATTACCTTCGTCTGTTTTTTTCTTAACTGACAGTACCACTTTAACATTGCAAATTTCTGTTAGTGCTGTGGTACTAGCCCCAGTCAATTTTAGTTTTACTTTTAAATACCTAAATGATTGAATAAAAAGTTGACTTGTGTTTGTCACAGTTGTGTAACTAATGTCATCTGTTGAGTAAGACAAGTCACATTGCACTGTAACACTTCCAGCAATCGGCAACTCCACCCAACTAACCGTTGCAATAGTACTTGGTAAAACACCGCCGTAATCAATCTTATCTTCAAACTCTCCAGCCGTTCCACTACTTGGCTGCAAGTATAATGGAAAACTTGCCGCGATTTGGTCATCTGGATCGCCCCAAGCATTAGTCGTAAAATGCTGTGCGTAGGTCTGCCCTAACACTACTGGACCAACAAAACACCCAGTCATGTAATCGTCACTCAAAGCTTCAGGTAAAACCTGATATTTGTATTGTAACCATTTTGCAACTTTCTCAATTTCCAATCTTGTCAAGGCTCTGTTATAAGCAATAACCCTAAAAATACTACCTGAATAATATTGCGAATCTCCACCCACAGTTAAATCATTTGTCTGTGTTACTGGTGAATTTATTGTGCCAGTCCCAGCAAACACGTTGTCCAAGAATGGAGTACCTACCGTGCTTTCTTTCTTAATTGCGTACACCATTGGAACATCATCTGTGTAGGCAGAATAATTTACATCAGTATTTACTCCAGCCTGATTAGTTCTAAAATGAACATTTAAGCTTGAACTACCATCTTGTCGCAACAACCATCCGTTAGCGTTAAAAGTTTCGCAATTTATAATATCAAAATTAGTTCCAGCCTTAGCTGTGTCATGCGCTGCTGCAACTGCAAAGATTGTAAAATCTCCGCTACTAAATTTTAAGTGTGCTGGAGTTGCTCCAAAATTAATAAACTGCGAATTAGTGTCTTCAAACCAAATCCCTTTCTTTCCGTTATATCCGCGCAACTCCATTCCGTCTTGCGTGTAAACATAGGTGTTGTTTGCTTGGCTAACATTAACTTGCAATCCCCACAAATAAACTCCGCTAGTGTTATCACCTGTATAGGTAATTGTCGGTGTGGAGTTCATTAAATTAGCTCTAATGGTTGTAGAACCACTACCCGAAGCCACTCCTGCAAAACTTACTCTGTACCAGCCGTTTCCCATGCTTTCAATTCCAGCACTACTTGCCCCAGCTCCAGTCGCAATAATAGTTCCAAGTGCTGTATTAATTTGCACATAACAATTAGCAGGAAAATTTGCATTAGCTGAAAGTTGAACTCTGTCTCTACCTGCCGACTTAAAATAACCACTAAATACGTAAGTTTTCCCTGACTTAAATTCAGGTATTGACTGTTCAACATAATGCGTAGAATTACTTGCGTTTTCTTTTAACTTATCTGCATTAGTAGCACCACTGATTGGACTAGTAGTTGTGTCACTAACAATTGTCGCGTTTGATAATGTCCAAACGGCTTGGCTAAAATCCTCAGAATACAAACATCTATTTTCTGAATTGTCTGACCTTGTCTGTCTTGGTTTTAAACCAGCCGTAGACTGCGATCCCACTAGCCCATAACTACTTCTATCAGTCCAAGAATTAACGCGACGCAAATTACTACCGTCTAATACTACGTTACTTTCTGAATCTAAATCCAAAACACAACCCACAATTTCTGTATCAGTAACAGGATCGAAAGTCTCAAAGACACTTCCCATAGTGCCAACTAAAATATTAGTAGTTGTGTCAAACAATTCTGGAATTAAAGTTTGGTCATCTCTTAACAAGAAATCTGGAGGCTGCGACACGTTCACAGTAATCGGGGTCTCAGTTCCTTCGTTTCCAGCCGTATCTACTGGCACAACCCAATAAGTATTAACACCTCCAACTGATTCTAAAATTACTGTAAAGGTTCCTGCCGTTTGTCCGTTAATTGTTGCTGAACTAAAAGTACTACCTTTTAAAACTTTATAAAAAGCAATTGGTAAAGTTGACGGCACTAACGGCGCTGTCCAGCGCAGCGAAACTGTATTGTCAATCACATCAGCAGCTAAACCACTAACAGCTTCAGGGAATATAACATTCACGTCAACACTAACAGGCGCTCCAACATTTCCAGCCACATCAACCGCGGCAATCCAAAACCTCCTTAATCCGTTCCAAGTTGCTTGTAAACTGAATGTGGTTGTTTGTGCTGTCCCAATCGCCGTCGATCCGCTGTAAGCGTCTCCGTAACTTATCGCGTAATAATTAACCGCAAACTGTCCAACTGGCTCACTCCAGCTCAAAATAACATTAGCTTGCACAAAATTAAATGTAACAATTGGCGCGCTTGGTGCTGCAATTGTTGCCACATTTATAGTTTCTGTGGTGCTGTAATTTCCACTCGTATCAATCGCCTTAATCAAAAGACTATACGTTCCAGCCGTCTGTATGTCCCAAAGATAAGTCGTACCTTGTGTTTGTGCTATTAAAATCGCACTAGCCCAAGCACTTCCTAATCTTATTTCATACTTATCTAAATCAAAATCACTTATATCAGCCCAATTTAAAAGTATGCCGTAACTGTTTGCAATTGCTGTAAAGCCACTAACATTGCTTGGGGGGTCTGTTTTTCCTACCACAAGATGCACTAATGGCGCTGTATAATTTCCTTCCACGCCCAAGGCCGAAACAGCTCTTATTCTTACATCGTAAAGTGCTCCATCTTGTACATCTAAAATATGTGTAAATGTTTGGTTGCCCGGAACTGGCGATGCATTACTCCAATCAGAATCAAAGTGTTGCTTATATTGTATCTCAATATGCCCACCGCTTGTTACAAAAAAATCCGTCAACGCTGTCCAACTAACTTTAATTCGCGAAAAAATAGTTCCGTCACTTCTTATATACAGCTCGTTAGTTCCGCTTGCTAAATAAAGATCGCTAGGCATTTCCACTTGAAAAGGATTTGGCAAGTTTGTGTTTGGTGCTAAATCTACTTGAGTTTCTAATCCGCTATTCCAATCATAAACCGCACTAGCCGTTTCTCTTAACGTCAAAGCCACAGATATTGAAGGCTCTCCGTTACTACCTTGCTGCACAACTAGTTCGCATCTTTGCACTTCAAATATTTTATTAGTCCACCCCAAACGTGACAACGTAACATAAACCGTATCAGCTACCTCCAATTGATAAGCTCTCATGTGGCACAACAAATCAATCGTTATTGCTTGCCTAATTTTTTCTAACTCCATTTTTAGCAATCTTTGGCCTGTTGCTGAAGAAGTCACGAAAGGCAAACTAACATCCTCAAATATCTGTTCGCCTCCGTCTTGGGTTTGGTAATAAGAATTAACCACAACTGGTAAATCCGTTTCTTCCCAATTATCCTGTGGCGACGTGTATGTCCCTTTTATTGCGTTAAAAGTATCGCGCTTAGAAATCTTAGTCTGAACTTGAATGTCATTTAAAATATCTGCATCAGTTAATGTTATGCTTGGTGCTCTCCACTTACCAACCCAAAGTTTATATTTCCCACCAATATAACTTAAATAACCAGCACAACTTGATAACATTCCTTCTAAAATTTGTTTAGAACTTTGACTTGCTCCAAATGCTCCGTTAATTGTGTACCTGCTTTCAGTCCCTCCAGCTTGGAGCGAAACGGCTTCATCGCAAATATCCGCTGCGGCATTAAAAGTTGTTAAATCTATTTCCGAACTACTAATCCCTAAACCATAACTAGTATCAGTTAAATAATCATAAATAACCAACGCTGCGTTTGAACTAAATGTTGTTAATGTTGTTCGTGGGTCGTAAAGTTTTTTCCCTTGCACTTCAAACATTATTTCAGGCAACCCATTTGCAAATGACAACCTATCCCAAGTTAGTTTTATATAAACATGTGCTCTCCCACTTTGCCTATGATTCACTGTCCATTTGTCTGGGGCATCTGTAACCAATTGTGACAATGCCGTTTGTCCTGCCGTACCCAAACGCTGTTGCATGTAAACTTTGTTGTTAAACTTTTCTGGAGCTGACGCGTTACCCGGAACGGCTGGGAAAGTTAGTTCCTCATTATCAAAAAATAATTTTGTAATTGCGTTCACTTCGTGCCCCGCAATCGTGTGAACCATTAACAAATATTGATTATTATTAGTGGTGTGAATAAAAGTATGCACACCGCCAACTCGCATAGTGCCGTAAATAATTTGCCAATCAGCAGCTGGATCACTACCTGAAATATCTTTCCCCACAGCTGCCTCTTGTCTGTCTTGTCGTCGCCTTAAGGCTGCTCTGGCTTTTTTTAGATTAACTTTTGTTGATCGTAAATGGTGTCTGTTTAAATAAGCAATAATATCAGCACGCTTAATGTTGTATTTCTTTTTCGGCGTTTTGGTCGCCTCCAAAGTTGATATATCAGTAATTTGCCTCTCTCCACTTATCATCTTGTTGCTCTCTGTCGTTTAGATTTTTTTTGATTTTTCTTAGGCTTTTGCTTTTCTCCGCCCCAATATCCTGTCCAATCTTGCAACGCTGGCACGTACTCAAATCCTTTGTCGTATGGGTAAAATATCTTTTGACTTTCTTGCGTATATCTAAATTCTTTTGACCTTTCAAAATCAATAAACTTTGACTCATACGAAATATTTACTTCGGTACTATCTGAATTTTCTGCAATAGTTACCGTGTCTAACTTCCCAACAAAAACAGCGTAAGGGTCAGCAATAACAA